CAAGATAAGACCTTCCAAGGACAACCAGCTGCATATACATCAAAAGCGAATGCAGGACAACTATTGTCTGTCAGCAGCCAAAGAGATTTAATTACCAATTTTGGTTACCCAACATTCCAAACAAGTTCTGCTGGAACACCGCTGAACGCAAATGAAACTAACGAATATGGCTTGATGGCTGCGTATAGCGCCATGGGCGTATGCAACAAGATGTATCTTATCCGCGCTGATATTGATCTAGCACAAATTGAAGGTTCGGCAAATCGTCCAATTGGATTACCAGCAAACGGTTTATACTGGTTGAACACAGAAAGTTCAACCTGGGGTATTTACGAATGGAATGCAGTTACTCAGAGTTTCGTGAATCGCGTTCCGTTGGTTGTTTCTTCAGCACCATCATCTTCTATTGGTTCAATTGATTCTTATGCTGTTCTTGCAGCAAGTCCAACCAACGCATATAAAACTATATATTACAAAGGAAGCGATAATACCTGGAACCAAGTTGGTTCTGATCTTTGGCAAAAAGAATGGCCAACAGTTACTGGCAATGTAACAGCTATTAGCGGTAATTTTTCTGGACTTACTGCTCAAACTCTTGTAATAAACGGAACAACAGTTACCTTCAGCGCGGATAGTTTAACTAATGCAGTATCACAAATCAATAGTGCGCTTATTACTGGTGTATCTGCCACCGCAGCCAATAACCAACTTGCTTTGAAAGCAGATTCAACTGCTCTTAACGGTGCAGTTAATATCGATGTTACTTCTACTTCATTGACAACATTAGGATTTACTGCGGGAACATACGCAGCACCATCTATCCAATACAGCGGATATGTTGATGTTCCAGATTGGAGATCTACTGATACTACTCCTCGTCCTTCTGGAAGTATATGGTTCAAGACATCTGCATCAGGAAATGGTGCAAATATTATTATCGACAAGTTTAATGCAGATACTAATTCTTGGATTCCAATTGCTACACCAATTTATGCCGACGATGCAGCCGCAATTTATACACTAGACCCAACTGCAGGTGGTAACAATATTGCGTCAGGAACAGTTTATGTTCAGCAAGATCCACTCAATAGCGGAAATGCTACAGTAGGAACAGGATCGTATCTGCCACTTGATCGAACAACACAAGGAGCATTAAAAATTACTAGCGGTAATGTTTCTCCGGTATTCAGCACACTTGATGTTATTGGTGTTTCTGTAACACAGGTCGGCTCATCTAATTGGCTTACTGCTACAGCAAATATTGCTGGCACCGATGCTACATCTTTTGCTACTACAATTTCTTCAATGAATCTTCCATATGTAACCGCTACTGTAGAAACTAGTGGTGCAATTTCACTTTCACATGCTGCTGGCGGATCAATTAAGCTTTATAATGTAACTGGCACATCAGTGCATAAATCTGGATTAGATACTGCGTCAGGAGTTAGAACTATTGTAGAAAATGGCATTACTAAATATCTAGCAAGTAATTTTACTGTTCTAACTTACACAGACTCGGCTACCACACCATATACTGCACCAGCAGATGGAACATTATGGTTCTTCAACAGTCCATTAGATGTAGATATTCTAGTTAATGAAACTACAGGATGGAAGGGATATAGAACAGTATCAAGTGATACTCGAGGCTATAACTTGGTATCGACAGATCCAAACGGTCCAATTATGTCACCAACTGCGCCAACAACACAATTAGATGGAACAACTCCGGTTGTTAAAGGTGATTTGTGGATTGACACCGGCGACTTGGCTAACTTCCCGGTAATTCATCGTTGCACAGCAACTGGTTCAATACCAACATGGACCCTGATTGACAATGCAGATTCTATTGATCAAAATGGTATAGTATTTGCAGATGCACGTTGGGATACTACTGGAACAATAGACCCAGTAGAAGGTGCATTAGTGCCAATTTCAACAATGTTATTAAGTTCTTATACTGACTTAGACTGTCCAGATCATCGTTTGTATCCACGTGGAACGTTGTTATTCAATCTACGTCGTTCTGGCTATAACGTTAAACACTACGTTTCTAACTACTTTAGCGCACAGTCGTTTCCAAATCAAACACTTCCAACAGTAAAAGCAACTTGGGTAACTTCAAGTGGTTTGAAAAATACTGGCGCACCATACATGGGCGCAGGCGCACAGCGTGCAATGGTTGTTAAAGCACTTAAAGCGGCAATTGCCGGAAGCGATACTCTTCGTGAAGAAAGCTTCCAGTTTAATTTAATTGCTTGCCCAGGATATCCAGAATTAATTGTAGATATGGTCGAACTGAACAACGATCGTAAGAATACAGCATTTACTATCGGCGACACACCAATGACATTACCGGCTAATGCAATCGATATTACAAATTGGTCTACTGATGCTAATGGTGACGGTCTAGCGACAGCTGATCCATACATGGGCGTTTATTATCCATCAGGTAAGACAACTGACTTATCAGGTAATACGATCATTGTCCCGCCAAGTCATATGGTTCTTCGCACTGCAATCAAGAGCGATAGCGTATCTTATCCATGGTTCGCGTATGCAGGGACACGCCGTGGTCTAGTTGATAATGCAACTGATCTTGGTTATGTTGATGCTAATTCAGGTGAATTTGTGCGTAATGGTTTGAATCAGGGTATGCGTGATACATTGTATCCTCTAGCAATCAACCCAATTACACTATTGCCAGGAGTCGGAATTACAGTTTTCGGTAACAAAACTCGTTCTGGAACTGCGTCGGCACTTGATCGCGTTAACGTGGCTCGTTTGGTTAACTATATTCGTACCATTCTTACTTCGGTTGGTAACTCATACTTGTTTGAACCAAATGACAAGACAACGTGGGATTCAATTGGTCAAGTTATATCAAGTGCAATGAACGATTTGGTAACTAAACGTGGTATTTACGACTATGCTGTTGTTTGTGATTCAAGCAATAACACACCAGGACGTATTGCTAATAACGAATTGTATGTTGATATAGCAATTGAACCAGAAAAGGATGTTGAGTTTATCTACATTCCAATTCGCTTAATGAATCCAGGCACAATTAGTGGTGGCGGTAAGTAAGATTCCTAGGGATGGGCAGATGGATAAAGTAATAAACTACGCATATAATGTTTTAACCAAAATGCAGTCTGATTCTCGATTGTTTGATAAATATTATTGAAGAACAAGAAAAGAATATGAAAATTTGCTCAAAATGTAGAATGCAAAAATTATTAAAATGTTTTAGTCCAAATAAAAATAGTAAAGATGGACTACAAACACAATGCAACGAGTGCCGTGCAGAATATACAAGAAGTTGGCGATTAGCCAACCCAGAAAAGAGTAGACTTGCGGCAAAAAATTGGAAAGCAAATAATTTAGAAAAGAATAAAGTATTAAGTAAGAGCTGGCAGTTAGCTAACTTAGAAAAGAATAGAGTCAATAGCAAAAAATGGAATCAAGCTAATCCAGAAAAATGCAATAGTTATAGTGCTAAACGAAGAGCGTTAAAAGTTAAAGCAACACCGGGTTGGTTTGAAGAAACTGCCGTACAAGAATTATATTTGTTGGCTAAAACCTTAACCAAAGTTACAGGAATAAAGCATCACGTAGATCATATAGTGCCGCTTAATTCTAAAATAGTTCAAGGTTTTCATTGTTTGGCCAATTTACAGATATTAGAAGCAAGAACAAATATGGTCAAAAGTAATAGATTTTGGCCAGATATGCCCTAAGGAGATTATAATATGGCAATTGCATCATTAACAAAGTTTACAGTACCGTTAGCAACAACCACTAGTGCCTCGGCACAGGGCTTGTTAATGCCTAAACTAAAATATCGTTATCGTGTTTCCTTTACCAGTTTTGGCGTAAGCTCAAACACAACGGAACTAACAAAACAAGTTAAGACATTTGGTCGACCAAAGCCAGAATTTGATATTATAACACTTGATGTCTATAATAGCAAAGTTAACTTAATTGGTAAGCCAAAATGGCCAGCAGTTTCGTGCGTAATTCGTGATGATGCAGTTGGTAATGTATCTAAGCTCGTTGGCGAGCAAATGCAAAAGCAATTCGACTTTGCAGAACAATCATCGGCAGCTTCAGGTGTAGACTATAAATTTGTTACCTTGCTAGAAGAACTAGACGGCGGTAATGGAGCAAATACTCCAACTGTTCTTGAATCTTGGGAAATGTATGGTTGTCTATTAACAAGTGTTGAATATGGTGAAAACGACTACGGCTCAAACGACCCAATCGAGCTAACCCTAAACATTCAATACGATAATGCAATCCAAACACCAACAGGCACAGGAATTGGTACAAACGTTGGACGTACTCTTGGACAGGCAGCTACGGGCTAATAAGCACAGCAACTTACTAAAAATAGGGAACTTTATGTTCCCTATTTTGTTTTAAGAGTCCGTTTTGACATAATAAATAATATTATGTATAATAAAGCTCGATATTTAGCCAATAAAGAAAAACAAAAAGCATATAGTAGAGCCTGGTATCTAGCAAACCCAGAAAAACACAAATCTTATATTAATACTTCCCGAGCGAACAATCCAGAAAAGTATAGAGATTACTTAAAATCGTGGCAATTAGCAAATCCAGATAAATGCAATGCTGCCACTGCAAAACGAAGAGCGTTAAAACTAAAAGCAACCCCAATTTGGGCAGATTCTGAGAAAATTGCTATAGAAGAAATGTATTCGTTGGCCAAGCAACTAACAATAATAACCGGAATAAAACATCAGGTAGATCACATTGTGCCGCTTAATTCAGATATAGTACAAGGCCTGCAT